CCCGAGGATGCGCGCAGCAGCATCAATGTCATACTTGGCACCTACCTGGAGCCAACTGCCCTTATGCTGCGGTTGGCACTTCTATGGTGCTCCGCTGCTGCTGCCGAGGCCGGTGGTTCGGCACTGCACCTCCACACCAACTCTGACAGTCGCCCTGCCCAGCGCATCGCATCGCTTGGCGACTACAGTCTGGCCCTCCTCCAGGCTCAGAGACAAGGCGTACAACCCATCTTGGTGAACTTTCGGGGCTCAGCCGAGTCTGCACGATACACCCGCATCGCGCGCATTGCCGCCTTAGACCGTCCAACCTGCGCCACTGCTGATGCACGAGCTGCTCCAGCTGTACTCCGTATGTGGCCACCCATTGCCAATGCCACTGCATACTACGTATCCCCTATGGACCAGGAACCACAGCTTGCCGGGCCCATCTATGCAGTAGATGTGGCAATATTCGCAAGCTACTATTCACGGGCTCTCAACCTCGGCAACGCGCTAGAGGAAGCTGTGCAATTTGTAGCGGGCAATCTGTATAGGCCCGCAGGTTCGGCCGTTGGCGGAGTAGCAAAGAAGGTGGGTTTCCAAGTCCCACGCTCAAGCCTTGGGCCAACCCTGCTGTTGCCCCTTGTGCAAGCAGCTGACACACTCGACGATGAAGGGATATTATTTGGCCTGGACGACCCCGTGCCCATCTTGTTCACTGGCGCTGCAAGGGGCTGCGTCTTTTGGGCCTCGTATAACAACGTGACCCAATATGCCGGTATTGACATGGTCCGGCGAACACACGGACCCCTCCATAATCGGCTGCGCATGCACCTGCGGCGGTTCACCAGTCGCAGTATCGCTGGCAGCGCTGCAGCACTAACTGCAGTCAGCCTGGCCGCAGAGCTAGGGTGGGAAGAATCATACTGCCCACACTGGCTGCAGATATCCACACCAGAGACTGCTCTGCTGAATGGACTCCACCCAGTCGAGATGGAAGAGGCCATACCATTCATCGATGCCCTGCCCAGCAGTAGCGCTGTCCTAGGCCTCTTCAAGCCTTGCCGCCTTACCACAGTCCCACATTCTGAAGCCTTCATGAAAGTGGGGAACATCGCTGGGCGAGTCGGGCTCTCAGATGGGCACTATTCCCTAATGGCCATTGGTGCACGTCCAGAGTTCTATCTAGCCGAGATAGGCCGCACATGGCCAGCCCAACCCAAGCAGTACACAACCAGGCTGAGTTACCGGGGTGCACCAACTGATGGGCAATTCTCATCATTGATCATGGATGACACTCAATTGCATGTATTGTTCAAGATCCCAACACACACAGGGATCGTGGCTGCCATGCGTAGCCATGAGGCTAGGGGCACGTGGACGTGGACGTACGAGTGGTATGTCCCCTTCTCTCAGACAGACGTCCTTGCACAATATATTGATGCTGGACCAGCCACACTACTACCACCTGAGTTTACAGCAGCTGCCGCCGCACAGGAGGCAACCGTTGTTGTCCCAATGCCACCACCAAAACCCCAACTCCCACCTGGACCAATGGGTGATGCCAACATGCTGCGCGAGTACATTGGTGAAGCTTGGGGGCAGATCCTGGACAACTATCAGGCCATGAAGGCACTGGCAGGACGGGAGATGGCCACCAACCGCTACGAGACAACTGCACGTGCATTGGCTGGGGCTGTCACAGGCTTTGAAGCAGAGACAGCAGCACTCATAATACCCCCTGAGCAACACCCTGCCATGTGGACACACTTGTATAACATGGCATATGATGCAGCACATTGGACCCCATCCCCTGGCATGAAGAATGATTGCTTGCGCATGGCCTCCTTCGCCCTCAGCAATATAAGTATGGAGGCCTTCCAAGCACCGCCACCGGACATAGAAGTACACGAGGAGCCTGAGCCCCCATCAGCACAGGCTGTTGAGGAGCAGATCCTAGCTGCTGCAGTTGGCCAGGCCCCTGGCACTGCTGGAGAGTCAAAAAATGGACAGGCTGGACCCTCAGCGGAACAACTGGCTACTGCCCCAGCTGCACACGAGTTGCAGCAACCCGGCAGTGGCGAGGATACCTCACAGCACATGACCTCTCCTGCTGCAGCGACTGGCGAGTCGAGTGGAACGGTTTCAACTACCGATGCACCACAGGCTCCCTACCAGATCCAGTCAGTCGGGTTCGAGGCCTTGTAAGTGAGGGACTCAAGCTAGTTGTTCCGGAGGAGTTCCAGCCGAATCGGGACTGTAGGGGATGCATGGTGCGCGCTAGGGGGTGGCAGCTACAGGCTCAACGGAAAATGGCGGTGCATGCTGTATATTGGTTAAAAGAAAAAATAAAATATTCGTACAAGAAACCAACTCGACCCTGGTGCGGTATAGTCAACGCCGCTCAGGAGTTGCAAGAGTCCACATCTGGACTGGGACGGGCCAAGACCCGCATTACTCTGATGACACTTGACGGCGTTCAACCACTCACACCAGCAGAGTGCGCTGCTATTATGCTGAACATGCCAACTGAAGAGCACACCCTCATATCATGGCTCATGTGGAACCGCCTGCACGGCGCACAAGTGGCCAATGCGCTCGAAGTGGACTGGCTACAGGTGCCAATAACTGCCATCTCTGCCTTGGGACCATACCTGGATCTCCTCCGCCTAGCACCCGATGACAATGACACCCACCAACTCCTGCTCTCACTCAGAAAGTTCACCACCTTATCTGGGCGCGATCTGGCACCAGCAAACTGGGCTGCAGAGCGGCTACATTCCGCCACTGGGTATGCAATGCGCGAACACGTCACTGGCAGCAAGTGGTACTATGAGCGCTTCCGCCATTATGCCCGCTTGGCAGCAGTAACTACAGTGCGGAATCAGCTGGAGCGACGACTCCCAACCCTAACCCAATGGTGGGCACGCCGTTTCACATCCACCCCATCGGGCAGCAGCTCCAACCGCCACTACGTTGACAAGGAGAAGAGCCTGCTGCAGAGTACTGGCGACCGCCCCAACAAGCGGGTGGTCTGGGCACACCTCCCCAATGACTATCCGCAGCACCTGTTGCGCCTCAAACCACACTGTGTGGGCAGGTGCAGCACCAAGCCTGAGCCTGGTCGCAAGCACCGAGCACTCTACGCGGCTTGTGACTGCAGCACCATCATAGCCAGCTACGCCTCTCTAGGAGTGGAAGATGCGGCACGATGGGGTGGAATGGTGGCTCGGCAACAACCGAGTGACGTCATGGCATGGCTGGAGACACACATACTCGCCTCTGGCAGCGGTTCCTGGCTGTCGCTCGACTACTCAGATTTCAATAAAGAGCACCGGACTTGGGAGCTGGCCCTGCTGAACCTCGAGTTCTATTATGCCTGGCAAGCTTGCTCGGACAGACAGGTCCAGCATGACAAGCAGGCTTGTAGTCTGTGGACAGCCGCCAGTCACTTCAGCAGGTGGTGTGGTACGGCCACTGAGACCTGGGCACCAACACAAGGGCTGTGGTCTGGGCACAGAGACACGGCCCGAGACAATACCATGCTACACTGGATCTATCAGCAGATGCAAGTCGAGATAGCCCAGGACATGGTGCCCACTTTCAAAGGCATAGTCAGCACTTATATGTGCGGTGACGATGAAGACACATTGCTATGCAATGAGCAAGACGCCCTACTGCTGTATGCAGTAGGCGCCGCCATGGGCTGGCACTTCAACCCACG